CGAACTAGCGCTACCCGGCATCGATACGAAAGCCCCGTCTTCTCGCTGGATTACGAACATGCTTGCTCTCCTGTCAGATAGTCACCCCACTGCTGCGCCATGGCGCTCGAAATCCCCTTGTACGTGGCGCTCCGCAACTTCCAGTGGTCTGGCGATGGCGTAAGTCGGTTCTGCCCGCTGTCGGTCTGGTTTGCCCATCGTGGCTTGCCGTCCACCCATCGGGGAGCAATGCGGAGTGTGGGCTTTAATTTGGGCAAGTTCCAAAGCCAGATTCCAGTCTTTTTCGAGGCATCATCTCCGAACTCATGCGGCTGAATGTATTGATCTGGTTTGCGCAGATAACGGCCAAGGCATCCCACTGGATTTTCGATGGCCTTCATTTTGATGTCGGCAGTAAAAAACATGCGGGCAAACTCGACGGCTTCGCGGCGTGCTTCGCGGCGTGCTTCGCCAACCAGCGTTCCCGGCTTCACTTTCTGGTGATAGGGTCCATCGCCAAGAGCCCACTCTGCCGAGCCTGTCAGATAGGTACATGGAGGGTGCGCAATCATCAAATCAAAGCCATCGTTGATGATGTCACGGACATCGCCTTGATAGTGCGGCCCCGGCGATTCAGTCGGCAGCAAGTCGCAGGAAATGGCGTCATGCCCCAATGCGAGAAATGCGTCACGAACCCGGCCCGAACTCTCGCATGCAATCAGGACTTTCACAGGTTCCAGCCTTTCTTCACTTTGGCAATCATGCCCGCGAGGTCGTCAGCGGTGTAGCCGTTCACCTTCCGTCCAGTGGATCGCGCTTTCGCCTCCATGGATTGAAGTCCAGCGAGGTTCTTGCGCATTTGCACTTCTGCCTGTTGCGGAGAACAGCCGAAGATTGCAGCGGTTTTGGTGGCATTCATGGCAGCATCGAAAAGACAAGGGTTTCAGCCGACTCAGGCACCTTGAAGCCGTCAAACTCCACGGGAGGCAGCGTCGCGGCGTAAGCGTCGATCTCACGCTCTGCGCTGCGGTCAGTCCAGAAGCAGCAACCACCACGCCCTTCGTTACGCACCTTGCCGCGTGGAGTTCCATCAATGGAGAGATCAGCGACAAAGGCGGGCGTCTCCTGCGAGAGCGCGTCGTTTTGCTGGATGTTGGAAAGTGCGATTTTCATCTGTGGTAGGGCGTGAATTGTTTGCTGACACGCACTAATTGCCGAGCGGTTGGCTTATTGCAAGGCTTTTCTGTTATTTTTGATTCGCAGATAAAACCGGGCCTTGAAACTCGAGGTTTTCGGATCACTACGGCGTCAGCGGGCATGTTGCCTTTGCGTCCGTATTTCTTGCCCGTTCGATCGTCGTAGTAATCGCAGCGCGGCGTCTTTCTCTCTTGATCTGTCATCCCGTCGCCTACCCAGTTTGCGGCCTTGTAAATTGTCCCTGCGTGGCCTGCGGACGGATCGGCATAGCTGAGCAGGCATTGCACGTCGGGGTGATGGCGCTTGATGAATTTGACACTCTTACCGATCAGCCACGTCTCGGCGTTCTTTGGGATGGAGTCGGTCAGGTAGAGCCTCGCCAGCTCCCATGTAGTGCCGCCGTATCGAATCGCGGCCTCCCTAGGTGGCATCGCGTAGATTGCCATGCCGACAGCCTGCCCCATCACTGACATTTTCAGCGCCAGCATGATGATTGCAGGACGTTTACGCAGATAGTGGGCAGAAACAAAGGCGTCGAGTTCGGACACAGAGCATCGCTCAATGGCGGATTTTGCCCTCCATTCGGAGTCGAATCGCTCTGTGTTGAGATTATTCATGGCTTTTGATTCTTCGGATTCTTTCTCGCGGTGGCGATCAGCCTGGCGAGTGCGTCGCCTACCTGTGTGGACGAGGGGCCGGGTGGGGGATTATGTTCTAGGGATTCCATGTTTTGCTGTCCATCGTGCGATGAAGCCCGAAAGCGGGCCTCCATCGCCGTCATTCATCACGCATTTGCAGCCTTCCCCGCAGGTGATCGTGCTGCACCCCGGCTCGTATTCGAGTCGAGGCTTTGCGTTCGGAATGCGTCGGCATCCCGGTACGGTGGAATTAAACACGTTGGTGATGGTTTCTTGGGATGTCATGCTTTGATGTAAAGAGGCTCTTTGTTTTTTGTTGAATGAAGCTTAATAAATCCTTCATCCACCATATATTTGCAGACGACTAGAGCCTCCCAATCTGCCCACGCCTGCATTCCTTCCATCAGGTCAAAAAGGTCTTTCGGAACATCAGCAGAGATATTTTCAAGAATGGCGGACTGATAATCTTTTGTGTCTTGTATGTTCATATTTTGAAAAGTTAAAACTCGGCTCCATCTCCTTCACCTCCACGCATGCTGGCCCATTCGCCATAACAGAAGGCCACGCCGCCCGACCGGAGCCTGTCAACGATTCGCGATCCTAGCCATTTGCGGATGGCCTCAGCGGGCGCGTTGCCGAGGAAGATCGTTTGCAGCCCTGCCTTGTGGCGGCGATCGAGGATGCCAAACAGGATCTCTTCACCATCGGCGGGCAGGTCACGCAGACAGATTTCATCGAGAACGATCAAGTGAGCCGTGGCGTATTTGTCGGTCACGGCCTCGGTAGTGTCGTCCTTGTATGCCCTATGGTAGGCGTTGAACAGCCTGGCGCATTCAATCCATGCCACGCTCTTACCGTGCGCGATGGCGTCGATGCAGAGCGCAGCGGCGAGATGTCCCTTACCGATGCCTGGGGTTCCCGCGAATCCCACGTTGCGCACCTCGCCAGCCTGTAGCCTTTTCGCGGCGTCGATGAACTTGGCCGGCGACACACACCCGTCTGTCCTTTTCGCGTCTGGCCTGTTGGTGTCGAAGTTCTCAAGGGTCGCGTGGCGCACGTCTGCCGGGATGCCAGCGGCCTCAATTCGCCTCGCGTGCCGTTTAGCGAGCCTTTCACCCTCGCACGTCGGGCAGGTCCAGACAGGCTTGGCGGCGGCGCGGGATGCCTCCCGGTTGAGAATTGAGCGTGTCGCGTGAGTCTCGCACAAGATTTGCTGCTGGCAGGCATCCAGCATCGCGTCGAACGCTTCCGACTTGGCGCGGATCGTGGCTTCCAACCGGTCGAGCGCGGCAAGATCAAAAGCGCGGTCGGGGATTACAATGTTGAAGTCGGGCGGGATGTTGTTCATAGGGTTAGAAAATTCCGATTTGCTCTGCCGTCATGCCCGCCGTGGCCGTCTTGGCGTCATAGGCGGCGTGCTTGGGCTGGCGCTGACCGTTGAAGGCTCCGCCGCGCTGCTGTTTCTGGCTCGGCATCCAGTGCTCATTTTTCCATTTCCGCATTCCGGCGCGCCAGCATTTCGATGGAGAGCCGCCATTTTTCCAGCCGTTGGCCGTCCAGTGGTCGAACATTGCCGTTCCGTCGCTGGCAGGTAGGCCGATCTCCACGGCGTAGGCTTCCAGTTCTTGCTGTGAGCCTTTGCCGCTGGCCTCGCGTACACGCGGATGGACGGGGGCAGGTGGGTGTGGGTGAGCGGGAGAGAGGGGAGTCTGAGGGGGGAGAGGGAGGGAGGGCGAGGGAGGAAGGGTTTTGTCTTTTTTGTCTGCCGATTCCGTGGAAGTCTGCGGATTTCTGCGGACAGAAGCGCGGTTTTCTGCCTTGCGCTCACGATCAGCGGCACGGCGGCGATCCGCTGAATCATCTTTGAGAATGGCAACTTGTGCCGTTCCTTGTGCCTCAAGGATAGCCAGCGCAACACGTTGAACGATGTCGGGATCGACGCCGCCGCGAATCATATCTGCGATGAGCGTAACGTCTGTCATTTATCCAGTTCGTTTGTTTTCTTCATCAAAACGCCCAAGTTTTGAATTATCTCAAGGGCGGCAAACTGCATGCTATCGACCGCATCAAATAACGACCTTCCTTCTTTTTGTGCCGTAGTTGCGGCATCCCACGAAGTCAGAAGGCTATGAAAAGCCTCAGCCATCCACACAATCTCAGGCTCTCCCCATGGTCCGTCTCCTTCTAAGGCAGAAAGGTAATTCAGCGCCTGAACATGCCTCCTTGGCGATCTTGATGTCGCAATCAGCATTAGCTTGTTGCGCCGTTCGATCATTTCGTGGCAGTCCTCACAAAGAGTAAGAAGCGTTGAAACGTCGTATTCCCATGGAGCAGAGCCCTTAGAATAGAAGGTGTGATGCACGTTCAGTGTCTTTTCGCCGCTGTGGCAATGGCAGCACGTAAACTTGTCCCGCTGCATGACCTCCAGGCGCATTTTCTGCCAGCGCGGGTCACGCAGTTTTTCCGAATAGGACACGTAGGACGATGCGGACGGTTTCGCGGAGCGTTTTTTAGCCATATCGTTAAAAAGGTCGTCCGCCCGATCTCTGCTCGAAACAGCCGGTATGACTCGGCGTTGCCCGTGAAGGCCAGAGAAGGGCGGACGATTTATTGCGGGTTGCCATATCTTTTACCGGTTTCGAGTCGGTGAACTGCTTTGATATTAGATACGCGAGCGCGGCCTGTCAACCGGCCCGTGGTGAAAACTGCGCGAGGGGCATTCATGGGCGCAAGGATCGCGGCGAGTATTTGACCGGCCTGCCACAGATTACCGGAGCGCCAGCTTGGCCTGAACCGATGGCGCGGCCTTCGCAGGTAGCGCATACGATCTCGTTGACGGGAGGTTCTGCGAACAGCTTGCCTTTGTGGCTCGGCCTCCAACCCGCTTTTGTCTGCTCGTCGTTGAACACTATCCCGCCACACCATGCAGTGAATGACGTATGCGAATACTCGCCAGTGCGGAGATGGTGAATCGTGGCAGAACGCACGCGATGCACATACCTGCCAGGTTTAGACTGCGCAAACGGCAGGCATTGCGTCAGGTGAATCTGCGGAGTGTCGCCACGGTTGCCGCGAGGTGGTAGTAGCTGAACTTTCATGGTGGTGAAAACTGCGCAGGCCCTGCGGGTGGGAAAAAGACGGGAATCGGCCTGTCATGGCGAGCGAATCGCCACCAGCAGCGCTCGTTGATCGCTCCCTGCCTGTGCTCCAAGTATCCCTTGCGGCAGAGCGCACGCAGATGGCTGACGGCCCCGGTTTGAGACTTCCAACCGAAGAACGTCTGGATGTCTCTGGTTGAAGGCAACCGGTCTTCTTGGGCGTAGAAATCGCGGATGAAGTCCATCACGGCGGCTTGGCGGTCAGTGAGAGGTTCGTTCATGGTGGTGATTCAGTTACGGGCGTGAAGTTGTTGACGAAATAATCCAGCGCAGCAAATCCCCGCCCGAGTTCGCTTTCATACCACACCCAGCCGGCGTCGGTGCGCGTGACGGTCACGGTCTGCTCACGGCCCGTTGACCATGGGGTGTTCTTCCAGCGGGAGGCGATGGCGGGCGGGGTCATGGTGTTTCCTCCCACGTCTTCATCCCGCGTTGCCGCGCCAAATCAATCAGCGCCTCGTCGAGGGTGTTGCCTTTGCCGAGTCCTTGGAACTCTTCATACATGCGCGCATTATGCGCCATGCACTCGGCAAAGCAGCGGTCCTTGTCCTCTTCAAGCGGAACGATTGCCCAGCATGGCGAGTCACCTTTAAGCTTCGACCAGTGGGTTTTGATGCCGTGCTTTTCGATCCATGCCAGCTTCGATTCGCCAGCGATTAGGCCGTCGTCGAATGCTTCGTGTTCCTCTTGCGTGTGAGAGCATCCGCCTTCGCAGGGAATGAATTTATCTTGATCGGTAGTCATGGCTTTTCTTCGATCCCTCCGCGCTGCATGCTGTGTTGATCTGGCAATTCACCACTGGCGCTGCCATACTCAGCCTTGATCCATAGCAAAGAGGCTGCGTGGCATTCAGGGTGGTAGTTGGTGGCAAAGAAGTCACCTTCATACACGCAAGCGGTATAGATTTTAGTGGAGCCGATTGGCATCACTTCACCGCACCAAAAACAACGGCAGGCTTTCCGCGTGGATTTGATAGTTGTATCTCGGAAGAAGCTCATTTCACCGCCTCCCACAAGATGAACTTCCCGTCTTTGCCCACGCGGCGGATGAGTCCCCAGCATTCCAGGAGATAGCAGCGCATGGCGATGGCGTTGATTGAGCGGCCTTTCTCGCGGAGGTTTTGGGCGGAGATCGGCATTTGCTGCGTGCTGATGATTTTCAGCGTGCGCTGGTAGCTGGGTTCAAGTTCCCGCTTCCCGGTGCCGTTGCAGCACTCGCATTTGATGAGGGGTGCTTTCATAGGTCGGAGTCCTCCTGATCCGCCGCCGCGCCGAACAGCGGCATTTCTTCGCGAGCTACGCCCTGCGCGGCGGCGGTGCAGTTGAGGACGGCTTGCTTGTAGTAGGCTTCTTTCAATTCGATGCCGATGGCGCGGCGTCCGTTGATGATTGCGCCATAAGCCTCGCTGCCCACGCCCATGAACGGCGTCAACACCACTTCCCCAGGATTCGAGCGAAGGACAACGACGCGCTCAATGACATCCAGTTGCAGCGGGTGGACGTGCTTTTCATCGTCGGGGTCTTTGCATTCCTTGTAGGGCAGCACGCGCTCAATGCGAACGTCATCCCAGAAGGCGCTCGCATATTGCCGCCAGATCCAATGCGAGAAACGATTCTCCGTCTGCTTGCCGTTGTGGCCTTTGAACGTCAGGAGTTCATGCGGCATCTGGCGGGAGCCGGCGTAGCTGTGCAGTCCGGTTGGGTGCGACACAGGAACCTCGTTCTCACCATCGCGGCGAAAAAGGAGCAGGTAGTCGGCGCTCGCCACATCGCAGAGGCTGGAATCGTCCACGATGGTCTTGTGAGCGAGGCCCTTTGCCATGGTGCGCAGACGAACGGCAAGCGGTTCCTTCCACACAGAGTGACGGGCGATGAATTTGAAGCCGTTGGCGAGGTGGAGGCGGATGATGTCGCCAGGAAAGTCGGTCAACGTGCATCCTGCGTTGCATGAACTTGGAATGTCCATGCAGTGAACCGCCGTGATTCGGCCCGGTTTCGTGAGCCTCGCGATCTGCGACACCACGAATCCGTAGTGTTGAAAAAACTCCTCATAGTTGCGGCAGTTCGACAAGTCGCGTTCGTCGGAACTGTAATTATAGAGCCCGCAAAATGGCGGAGAATACACCGACAGATCGACAGACTTGTCAGGAAGTTCTCCCATCACCGAGATGCAATCTCCATGATATAAGGCGAACTTGTCGGTGATTTGTTGCGAATAAACGGCAGTGTCTTTATTTGATGTCATATACTTGTTTTCCTTTCGGTTCTTTATCGTGGCATTTCTTGCAGAGAGTTTGACCATTGGTTATTTCGAATCTTAGCTGTGGGAAAGTGGCGAATGGTTTTAGGTGGTGTGCCTCAATTCGGAGATAATCATTTTTCTTGCTTCTCTTGCCGCAAGCCTGACAAGTCCAATTGTCCCTTTTGAAAACAGACAGCCTCCATTGTTTTGCGGCGGCGCTGTTCCGTATTCCTTTATTGATTGGAGTTATTCCACCTTTCCATTTTGGATTTCGACTGCCTGACAATCCCGGTCTTCCAACTCCTTTTGATACTCCTTTTTGGTTTTTGGAGTAGCATGGCTTGCAGCAGAATTTATTATTGCCGGATGCGATTTCATAAGGCTTTCGCCAGAATTGTTTGTTACATTCCAAGCAATTAAAAAACGCCCCTCTTTTGCGAGCCTGCGCCCTTTTCAAAACATGCTCCTTTGACTGTTTGTAACCTTTCATGGTTAGTCTTATAACGGAGAGTGAATCAATCGTCAATGTAAAAGGCACATGCTACCAAAGAGGCTTTACGATACTCGTGGTTGGTTTTGCTTTTTTCTCGATGTGCATTTCGTTGTTCATCAGAGCAACGAGATGCGAAAACATTTCCTCGGCCTGCGCGGCCTTGCGTTGGAGATTTTGGAGCACGCCGCGCTCACCTTCGCTGGTGATAACGTCGATGGTCACGGGATGCTTTTGGCCGAAGCGCCAAGAGCGCCGGATGGATTGATACCACTGCTCGAAACTGTGAGACGGGAAGAAGGTTTGATGGTGGCAATGTTGCCAATTCAACCCGAATCCAGCAATTTTCGGCTTACTGATAAGAACGCGGATTTGACCGCTAGCGAAGGCATCGAATCTTTCTTCCTTGTCCTCGTCGGTGTCGTCTCCTGATACCTGAACAGCGTCCTTCACGATGCGCTCAAGCATGTCTCCTTCCTTGTTCAGGTGGCACCACATAACTGCGCTCTTTTCTGAACTGGCAACACATGCCGCCGCCATCTCACAACGCTCCTCAACCGTGCGGCTGCGCTCCTGCCGTTGTTCTGCCAGCCCATGAGCAGGCATAGAGAACAGCATGCCGTCCAGGGGCTTCTTTGCCTCAACGATATGCTCTCGCGTGATGAGTTCCGGCAGCTTGAACTTGCCATCGTTAAAGCCAAGATCGGAAGGCTTGCGAACAGCACGAGCCCATGAGCAAACCCAGCGCCAGAAATCACGCTCAGCATGTCCACGAAAACGATAGATTCCGCTGCGGTGCTCTTGACTGCGTGAGGTTGTCGCCTCAGCTTTCTTGAAGAACTTGCCGAGCATGTCCATGAATCCAAGATAGCCCAGGGCCTCGCTGGACGTGCCAAGTTCGATGTGATCGTTGGGCGCGGCGGTAGCTGTGCAAAGCAGGCCAAACTTTTGCTTACGCATGAAATCGGTCACAGCGGCTTTCGTCACGCCATCGAAGTTTTTGAGTACGGAGGATTCGTCACATACGGTCCCGGCAAAGTCGTTCGGATCGAAGTAATGCAGCTTTTCGTAATTGGTGATAACGACCTTAGCCTTGCCGTCATGCTTACCTGTGGTAGAACGCCCCGCGAAGACTCCAAACTTGTTCGCCTCCTTCACCATCTGCGATCCGACAGCCAAAGGTGTCAGTAGCAACACGGGCTTGTTCGTGTGACGAACGACATTCTCGGCGTAGCTTAATTGCATGAGTGATTTCCCTAATCCGCAGTCTGCGAAAAGTGCGGCGCGGCCCTTATTCACAGCCCATTCGATCAGATGCCGCTGAAAGTCGAAAGCGGCATCAGGTATGAACGTCGGCGCGAAGCCGTAGTTGCCTCCGAGGTGAGTCTTGCGGTTGATAAAGTCCGCGTAGGATGTTGTCATAAACTTAGAAGGTCCCCCGCTCTCCCTTGGTCTGAAAAAACAGCATGCGCTAGGCGCGTGCTAACAAGGGAGGCGGGAGTTTTGGTTTCGACTTTCGGGTCAACGCTGTTTTTCAGTCAGCGCGGGTTATTTAGATGAACAGGTGAGGATGTCAAACGGGTTTCGCGACAGCAAGAATAAACTCGTCGGCGTTGGCATCGTGGACTGTAATCAACACACCGTTTACCACGACGAAAATCATACCTTGTTGAAGCGACCCTTTCAAAAAATAACGCGCATCTTGAACGCCATGATTCAACAGCTTGTTAAGTCGTTTTTCAGGCTTCAAGAAAACTTCTTTGCCGTTCTCAATTAAAGCCTCCATGCGCTGCATTTGAGATCCCACACTGGCCCCTTTGCCGTAACGCTCTGCAAAACGATGCTGTGCATGCAAGGAAATCAGCCGAACGCCTCTCACAGGTCCGAACGGAAAATAATGGGAAGATGGCCTGCTCATTTTCTCGCCATCCTCCCTGCAAAGATTCCCAGTTTGCCGCTGGTGAACGTTGCCGCCTTCGTTGTGGCGTCCACGGTCAACGGCTTCTTGCGGATCACCCAGGCTTGCGTGCCGTGCATGACGATGCAGGCGGCGCGGCAAATCTTCCGCTGCTCGCGGTAGGCACCCACCGCCTGATCTTGATACTTCTTCGCGAACTCTTCTTTCGTGTGCTGGACGGCAAACGGTCCGGCGATGGCGATAAAGCCGGGATGTTCTCGGGCGACGGATGCGCCGTTCTGTTGGATGGTTTTCATTATTTAATGTGGTGACAAACTCCCCGTTCATCTGGCTTACCCCATTTACGGGCTCGATTCTTCGCCATCTTGGCGCGCGCCTGTTCCATCAGGTCAAAACCGTGCATGTCGGCCAAATTCAGCAGAAGAATAAAGATGTCGGCCATTTCCTCGCCGTCCGTTGGATCTGCAACAAGTTCGGCAAATTCCTCCCTCATGTGAGCCAGTTTTGAGGATGGTGTTTGGTTGGGAAATGTGGCTTTCGCCCATTCGGATACTTCGCGTTGGAATTGGAGTGTTTCGTTCATGGTTGGTTCTATTTCGAGTTGAGAGATTTCATTTTGAGTCTGCCGCCGCCTTTGTCACCGATGGCCTTCTGACGGGAGCTGATGACGGCCAGCGCATCCTTGAGTTGCTGGCCGTGGAGTTGCTGACAGTGCTTCCAGCATTCCCCGAGCCGCAGCATGGAGAAGTTGAGACGCTTGTTCGGTTCATCCTTCCCAGGCACATCGCGCCAGGTGATGCCGTGCCATTCCTGCTCGCAGCGTCGTTTGCCTGCGTTCCGAGAATCTTCCCCGCACTTCTCTTTCTCAGCAGCCCTCGCGGCCTTCTTGCGTGCATGGCGGGCCTTGTCGCGCTCCCTGCGTGCTTCGCGCCGTTTCAGTGCGTGATGGTTGCAGATGCTGATCCGCCCGTCTGCTTCGACGTGGATCGTGTGTCCGCGTTTGCAGAGCTTGGCAATCACGGCGGCGATGAACGAGGACTTGTGCGGGCCGGGTGGGATCATGGAATTAAGGGCCATGTGTGAGCCTGTCGGTGCTCGGGGTTGTTGTCATCGTATCGAACACCCTCGCGGGACACCAACGCGGCCAGCCATGCCACAGTGGCGGAGGTCGCTTGTTCGGGGTGAGCGATGGCGTGCTTTGCCAGTTTCTCGTCGGATGGCGACTCGAATTTGAGGGCCGACACTGAGGCAGTAAGTGAAGGGGAAATCATGGTTCAGTTTTCGGGGTGAGGTATTTAATGAGAGTCTTGACGGCTGGCTCCCAGCCTTCGCAGGTGACAACTAGGTTGCCTTGAGCCGTAAGGCGGTCGCGCCATTCCTTTTGTGCCTTCGAGAGTTTGCCGCCGACAAGGCGCTTCATCTCTATGTATAACGAGTGGTAGCCATGAGCGGCAAAAGGTAGATGCAGGTCAGGAACGCCAGCCTTCACTCCTGCGGCTTTGAGTTGCGCGGCGATAGCAGGATGGCGCATTTTTCCGTTTGGAATGTGATAGAGTGAATCAAGCTGCGGATACTTTTGCCGGTTCAGTTCGCACCATTCAATTAGAACGGCCTGCTGGTGGTCTTCAAGTCCTAGGTTGAAGGTTCTCATGGGTGTATGTCGAGTTTGATTTTGATGCAGGCGGCATCGCCAGCGCCTTCACCATAGCATGCCACCCAGCCGGGAAGTTTAGAGGGACATGTGTCATAGTGAAAGCCGGTAATGACGCCAGATAGACGGCGCTGCTTGCCGTAGCCACGCGATAGAGTTACCCGGCGACCAACTGCGCAATTAAGTTTGCTCCATCGCGGGCCGCGCTTGCGGTACTCCGTGTCCTTAGTGCCAGCCTCGAACGCATCGAAGTACTCGCCTTTCAGTGGGATGAAGAGAGGTTTCATTTCCCCAGGATCACCGATTGATGTTTAGGCTGATCCTCGGGAGCCCTGAATGCGATAACCACAGCCGCGATGAACAGAAGCGTAAAGGCCAGCACGGTAAGCGCCATCTGGCGAAAGGTGAGCACGGTCATGGACTCGGCGGAGGATGGGTAGAAGTGCTTTTTCATGGGTATGGTGGTTGCGTCATTTGCTCTTCGATGTCATCGAGTTCTGCGAGGTCGTTCTTCCGTTCAAGGTAGTCGATAGCCTCAGTAAATCCGCCGCTGATAAGAGCCGCGATGATGTCTTGCTCCCGCTGGGTTTCAGCGTCTGCAATGGCGGTTTCAATCATCGTGTCCGAAGGGCCGTCCATCCCTTTGCTGCGGGCGGCATCATAGAGTTTCGTTGTGCGTTCGGAGAAGTTCATAGGGCGGTCGGTTTGGGTTTCATTTGCAGGAGAGGCGTCATCTTCGTGCGATACGCCCCATACTCGATCACGAAGCGGTCGATAGCGGCCTCCAGCTTGGCCGTGAAGTCGTCGCGAACAACGGTAACATGGAACGGAGCGAGTCCTGGAAAAAATGACCAAAATTCCCATCGGTCCAGTCCCGTGACGACCATCCCGCCGTGACATTGAGTTTTGTAGTCATCAGGCAGAACGCCGTCTTCAATGTATTCGGCGTGAGTGAACGGACTCGGGCATTTGATTTCGAGGCCAGCCACGTATTCGCCCGATTCATTCTTCACCAGACCATCAGGGGAACAGCCTACGACGTGCTGCCATTTCTCGGAGGTGATGAAGGCTACTTCTTCGATGATTTGGCCGGTGTGTTCGCGGAAAGCTTCGCGGGCTTCTGGCTCCATTTCGGTACCACGATCCGTGAACTTGTTGCCGAGGAATTGCGCATAGGTGGGGCAAAAACTTTCAACAAGGAGGTCGCGCATGTATGTGGGTGCCTGCTTGGAGAAGTCGCAGCGCGCAGGCGTGATGATCTTCTTGAAGTTGGAAGCTGTCACACGGCCACGGCGAAGATCGTACCATTGCTCGGAGTTTTGAAGGAATCCTTTGTGAATTTTCATGCTGCTTTGTATTGGAGGGTAGATTTGTCCCAGACGAGTTGAAGGTCTTTTGCTTTTTTCACCACGCTTTTCTT